ATACTCTTTAACCAGTTCAACATTCTGTAGTTTCTCTGGTTTCAGCCACTTACTATACCTTCGTTTCTTTCTAATATTATTTATAAGATAGTCAAACTGGAGGCGGCTGTCAAGGTGGTGGTTACGATTCATCTCATTTACTTGAAATATAGTGTCCATAAAGAAAGATAGACCACGATTTACGATAAATGCAGAATACTTCCTCTCATCTTGTGGAGTAAGCATCACATCTTCTTTAGTTTCGTTAATCGCTTTTAGGTAATCAAATGGACTCATAGTAGTATTATACCATATTAAAAGGTTTTGTCAAGGCCCTACTTAATAGCTAGGGCACCAACGAATGAGTGGTTTCTCCAAAATGGTTGAACTGTTCTGAACCCTGCAAAAGATACCATGAGCTCAAGTTCTTTCCATGTGTGAGGTTTCATGATGTTTCTAAGTGTTCTCTCCTTGTCCATGATGTCTTCTGTATCAAACGATTTTCGCTTGTAATCATAGTAGTTAAAGGTTATCATATCTTGTACCATGGCACTCTCACATATAGTCTTTTCTGCAAAAATGAAAGCACCGCCCTCATTCAATCCATGATAGATATTTTGAACTACCTTCTTTCTATCTTTCTTTGGCATGAATTGTAGAGTGAAAATGGAAGTAACCAGATTACAATTTGAAAACTGGAACTTACGAATGTCTTTCATTACAAATTCTACATTATTAAAACCCGCACTATTCAATTCTAGTCTGCGGTCTTTCAAATTTTGTACGAATCCATCCGCAACTTCAACTCCAAAATATTGTGCTGTAGGAGAATGGTCACTATTATACTCCATCATGGCCTGTGTATTTTTTCCTGTAGAACATCCAATATCAACTATATTAGTATCGTCTTCTACAAAATAACGTGAAAGACTAACTACGTCTTCCATTAGATTTGAGTAACCACGAATAGATTGTTCAATGTGATTATCGAATCCTTCTTGTCTGTGTGCAAAAGTAAAATCAGCCATTGGTCAACTCCTTATAAGGTTTTAGTACTTTCTTGTATATTGAATCTGCTATCGCTTTCATCATCAATGGTGGCACCATTCTACCCATACGTTCAGATCTTTGCTCCCACTTTCCTGTGAGTTTGAAATCTTCTGGTAACGACATGGCTCTGCGAGTTTCACATAATGCAAGTTTCCGCATTTCACTCCAATGGATACAACCACCAGAAGCCGTGATCGTGGGCGCTGGTTTGTGTCTTGAAATTCTTTTCATATTAAAGTGATGGCCTCTTAAATTATGATCACATCCAGTTAATACTTTGTCTGGATCAAGTTTCATCCTTGATGCAGTTTCAAAATGAGAACCTTTTGCAAAAGTTTCTGTTAACATTTTTATTTCTTCTTCATCATACACTAAGTCACTAAATGCATTTTCGCAAGTAACTGGATGACCTTCATCATTACTTGAGTGATTTTTCTGACCATCAAACTTTTTTGATGTTGTCGTTTTTGGAAATACACTATCAATATTATACCGAGATAATTTAATCGTATCAGCTACATCTCCACGAACTGCAATAAAAATAACTCTCTTTCTTGTTTGTGGTACTCCATAATGAGATGAGTCTAATAACTCAGGAGACGCATAATAACCAAAACTTTCAAACTCTGCTGTAATATGGGAATAGTATTTTTTTGCTTCACCCATTAATAAACCTGACACATTCTCAGCAACAATAACTTTAGGTTGAATGTCTTTTGCGACTCTGATAAACTCAAAAAATAAATCTTCAATATTTTCTACCTTCTTGCCATCAGAGTATTTTTTAGTTTTACCAAAACCGATAGAATGACCACCACCCTGTACTACAGAACCAGCCATAGAGAAAGCAGAACATGGTGGTGAACCATCTAGAAGATCAACTTCTCTTGCTCCAATATTAGCGGCATCCAAAAGTTCGTGTTCACCTTCTAAATGAAGTTCCTTTATATCATCTGGAAGTATAGGAGTATTTGGATAATTTTCATGATATGTATTTCTGGCTTCTTTCACAAATTCATTGATACATAAAATCTTACCACCCGCCAAACGATATCCTGTAGAAGAACCACCACCACCGGCGAAGGTAGATATCACATTGAACTTGTTTTGTGCTTCACCATCATACACATCTTGTAATGTATATTTTTGATAATCTGAAGAAGGTGTGGGTGGTATTGCAACATTTTTTAAAACTTCAAGTTGCCTAGTCTTAGAATTGTCTGGCATCTTTTTATCTCCATCCCATTTTTTGTCAGGATGTTCCTCTAAGTAAGATTTTCTAGTTACTACTTCAAAATCTTCAAGGCCTGGAAGTGCTGTGCTTTCTGTTTTCATATTTTAAACTCCTTTTTATACCAATCTTTTGAAACGTCCATCATACGCTTTCTAGCGTTAAAGTTGATCTTACTATTATTTAGCAGAGACTCAAAGAGCTTATCTACGCCAGCACCCAAATGTAAATTCGTATGTTTTCTTATTTTCCCAAAGTTCAATAACTCTGGAAATGCATTTCTTATGTGGTGTTTCTGTTCGGGCTTGTTTAGCTGTTCCCAATTGAATCCATAAAAATAATCTTTAACTGTAGGATGTAGATATGGTGTTATATGTTTTTTGTTATACTTCTCCACAAGTTTATTGTGCCACTTGAGTCCTGCCGAGTTGTCTGGTAGAAAATATATGTCTCTGGCTTCATCAAATGTTTTAATATTGTGTGGATTCTTTTTAAAAAAATCCTTATATCTCTTATTACCCTTTTCGCTACCATATCTCATCTGAGCCTTTTTACTTACACCAAAATAACCATCAGCACCCCAGCCAGTGAGAACATACTCTTCAGTAATATTTGGATAGACATACAGGAATGGAAATACACACTCAAAGTGAGTTTTCTTTTTACATTCTAATTTGACAAGTGTGTGCCAATCTTCTTCTAGGTTATCTGTAGGAACTATTGTTGGTTTGAATGTCCAACCCATTTGCTCAGAAAACTTTTGAGCAGTTTTGAAATCGTAAGATTCATTTCCTTCAAGATGGAAACTATATGCTATAACTTTTATACCAACATTATATGCGGCAAGAGCCACTGAGAGGGAGTCTACACCCCCGCTCAACAGCACTGCGCATTTCTTAGTTGGTATTTGTTCTCTAATAATATTACATAATAAAGTATCAATCATTAAGCAGCCTTTTGAAAATTCTCCTTATAGGTGTTCAAGTCCATAGTACCCATTTCTCTATTATAGACAGTTCTAACCATAACAAGATTACTATAAACAGTCTTTCCACCATTGGCATGAGCTACGATGTGAGCTGCTTGTGCATCTTTCATGTTTAACTTGAAACCATCAATACCACAAACAAACTCTTGTTCTGCAAGTTTTGCTTCTTTTTCTAACTGAGTAAAATTTCTTTTGGTATCTTTCATTTCAAGAAAAATCTCAAGATCTGGCATCTCACCAATAAGAAGAGACAATGCCATTTTAATCTTGTTACCATTTGAAGGTGCAGCAATATACTTTTTGTACATAGTTTGTAGAGAGTAACCCAATTCTTTTCCAGTTTCAGGATCTTTATGAAGTATTTTGGAGTATTTACCATCTACACTCTGTAGTTCTGAATTGGCCATCGCAAAAATCTCAAAAAATACTTCTGTATCTTTAAAACTAAAATAACCATAAGTATCTTGAAGATAGAAGAAAAGATAACTCAAGATTTTAAAATCATGTTGACTTAACCCAGCACTAAACTTTATCTTACGAAAAGTAGCCATGACTCTAAGAAAATCTAAATGATCTTCAATAGCATTATTAAACTTCTTAATATATTCAGGAGTATACATAACATTTTCATACATCTCTGATAACTCATCATCTGTTGTTCCACCAAGAAGTTCTTTTGGTGATGTCATGTAACGATGTGCAATACGGGCAAACATAAGGTCTTGTTTCAGACGATCATTATCAAATGAAAGATACCGATAAATCGGTTCATTTGTTTTAGCTGATAATTTAAATTCAAACAACTCATGAAATGAATTATCAATTTGCCTAACTAAACGAACCTTCTCTCGCACATAATTTGCAAGAGCAATATTACCATAAGAGTTTAACATTTCAATGAAATTTACATCAGTAGTCTTGTTAAGATTACGAAAAATAAAACCTTTAGTATCAGCATCTAAATTGTCATATATTGTAAACGAAATTTCACTTTCCAAAAAGTCTTGCTTTTCGTCAGCTGACAATTCGCTAAAAAACTTTCCATTTACTGGAAATTCATCATTAACGTATGCCCATATGGCACGTTTACGATGACCCCCATCAATGGATTCTTTTCCAAAAGCTTTACCTATAGTACGGCGCTGTTTTCGATTAAGAAGACCATCTGCAGATGGTGTGCCACCTGAAGTAAGATTCATAATTGTAATCATTCCAATATCTATATGTAAAAGTATAGATTGAATAATCTCTATTGATTTATTGTGATTGTGTGAGGAAACTGGTAGGCGTTGACCAACTGGTAAACAATCAATATTACGATAATAAAATTCCGATAGTACATCGGAAACAAATTCGTTGATTGTTATAGTCTTTTTTACTGGTCTTTCAGATATTTGGGAAATAGACATAGCTATAGCTCCATATTAAGATTAAG